GGTATTGCTGAGTTTTTTGGATTAGGAGTTTCTACTTACAAATATCAAAGTAGTTGGCAAAAAAGTACAAGCAAGGAAATGAAGAGTTTCAAAAAACAAGTTGGTGAAGATGTTTTCAAAGATGCAAATGATTCTTATAATTTGGCTTATAATGCCTGGTTAGACAGTGTAAAAGAAGATTCAAAATATAAGGAATTATCTGAAGATGGTAAAAAGAAATTGGAAACTGATGCTCGATCTGCAATTAAAGATAAAATATTAAAAGAATATGGTTATGTTGAAGAGGTAAAAAAACCAGAAACATTTGAAGAACTTAAGGAAAAAGAGAAAATTAAAAGTTTGAAACCAAAGTAGATTATTTTTATTATGTTACAATAAATTATGTCACGTTCATTAGGAGATAATAAATACAAAGAAGAATATATCGAAGAGGTTGATAAATACCTCAAGAAAAATAAAGATAGGAATGTAAGATTTCTTAAACAAGAAAATGAGGAAAAGGGTTATTTGATGTATGATAATAGGTTGAAAGTTAAATTGCCTACTATTGTTGGTTTTGCAATATATTTGGGTGTTTCTGAAAAAACTTTATATAATTGGGCTAATGCTAATTCAGAATTTAAAGCTGCTCTTAGTAAAATTAAGAATGAACAAAAACAAAGATTGATTAACAGTGGATTGTCTGGAACTTATAATTCAACAATTGCTAAGCTTATTCTTTCTTCTAATCATGGAATGAAAGAGAGGGTTGATAATACTACTGATGATAAGCCAATAAATAATTTTAATGATGAACAAATCAACAAAATTGCAGACCGTATCGCAGGAAGAGAAGGCGATGATGGTAGTATCTCAAGCTCAAAAAAGCCTGATTGATTTTTCTATTGCCACTGATTCAAATTATCAAGATACTTGGTTTCATGAAACAATGGCGATTATTTTTCAATCTGTGCTTCAAAAGATTGAAAATGGTGAAGATGCTAGAGTAATTCTCACAGTTCCCCCTAGACATGGAAAATCTGAACTTGCCACTATGAAATTTCCAGCATGGATGCTTGGTAAACACCCAGAATGGCCTATTATGGTTGCTTCTTATTCTGGTGATTTAGCTGTTGATTTTGGACAAGGCACTAGAGAAATTATGCAGTCTCCATCTTACCAAGAAGTATTTAAAACAAGGCTTAGACCAGATTCTCAAGCAAAAGGAAAATGGATGACAAAAGAAGGTGGTGGCTATATGGCAGCTGGTGCTGGTGGTGCAATTACTGGCAAGGGTTTTAAAATTGGAATTGTTGATGATATTTTTAAAAATAGAGAAGAGGCTGAATCAGAAACGATTAGGGAATCTAGGTGGGATTGGTATAGATCAACTTTTTACACCAGACAAGAAGGAAATACCGCTATTGTTGTTATTGGAACTCGTTGGCATACTGATGATATTATTGGTCGTTTAATTGAAAAACAAAAGGAAGATGAGACTAATAATGAAGAAGAATATGATAAATGGACATTAATTGAATTTCCAGCAATTGCCATAAAAGATGAGGATTTTAGAGAAAAAGGTGAGGCTCTATGGCCTGCAAAATTTTCAATTGAAAAGTTAAGAAAAAATAGAACTACTCTTGGTCCATACGAATTTGCAGCATTGTATCAATGTAATCCAATTACTTCAGAAAATCAAGAATTTAAAGAAGAATGGTTTAAAAAGAGGTCTTGGGATGAGGTTGAGGCATTGGATACCAGAAAATTTGCCACAATAGATCCGGGTGGTAAAGGTATTGAAAATGATAGAACTGGAATAATCAGGAATTATGTGGACAGACAAAATAAATGGAACCTTAAAGCAATGGGAGTACATTTTGATTCTAAAGAATTATTGGAGTATATTTTTAAGTTGCACGATGAAGGTTTTGAAAAAATAGGAATTGAGGAAACAGTTTATTTAAAGGCAGTTGAGCCTTTTTATAAAGATGCTTGCATAAAGCGTAATAAATTCCCAAATATTGTGCCTATAAAACAGCCAACTACACAAAAAGAGGTTAGAATTAGAGGTCTTATACCAAGATATTCAAGTGGTGGTGTTTACCATATTGAAGAAGCGTGTAAAGATTTAGAAGATGAGTTACTAGTGTTTCCCAAAGGTGCGAATGATGATGTACCTGATGCTTTGGCTATGCAAAATGAAATTGTAGAAGCTCCGATGGATGAACATAGACAGGCACTTATGAGAGCTCGGCGGGATCAAAGAGCAAAAGAGGTTGCTAAAAGTCATGGACTTTAAGAATGTGTTATAGTAATTAAGCTATGAATGAAGAATTAATTAAAATACTTAAAGATAATCCTCACTTTGTAGAGTTTCAAGAAATTATTATTTCTCAAATAGATGAGTTAAATTTTATTGCTGATTTGAGAAGTAAAACTAATCAAGATGCTGGCGAGACTGTAAGGGCGCGCGCAATGGCTATTGAGATTTTGCACAATATATTGAAACCATTTATTGATTTTAATGAGAAACGCAAGCCAACAGCAAAAGAAATAATTGCAGCAAAATCAAAAGTAGGTTTATAATATTTTTATGGGTAACGAACATACTAAGTTGCAAATAAGAACCTGGTTAGAAAATGCAATTAAAAAGGCACAAAATTCAGATCCTAGAGAAAAATTAAAGAGATTTCGTAGGGAAAAAATGAAAAAAGTTGAAAAGAATTATGGATTTTGAGATTAGTAAAATAAAGAAAACTTGACAAATTAATTTACATAGAATTATAATAAGACAATGGAATACAAAAAACTTCAAGAAAAAGCAAAATTAATGGGGATAAAGTATGTTGGTGTTTCTAGAAAGAAATTGGAAAAATTAATTAATGATGTAAAGTCTGAAACTCTTGTTGAATCTCCTAAAATTGAAACTCCTGTCGAATCTCCCAAAGTAGAAGTAAGTGAAAAGGTAAATGTTGCAATTATTCGTAATGGTAAAAATGAAGTTCGAAGGTATACTATTGATATTCATGGTAATAATTTTGCTGAATTAGCAAAGCAATTTGCTAATAAAACTAAAGAACGAAATTATAAGGTTGAGTTAATTAAAGTTAAACCAGGTATTACTTGTCCCGATTGTGGGAATATAATTTATACCTGATTTGATTTTATAATTTGTATTATAAAAAAAATATTAGCCCTATGGGCGAAAAAAAATTGAGGTCCTATGGACAATGAACAAGATAAAAATCCTAATACTGAGGTTGAAGAAATCTCTGAAGAAGAGAAAAGCTCTGAAACTGAGGCATTAGCAGAAGTCAAAGAGGAAGAATTAAAAAGTAAACTGGCTGAAGACTACGGGGTTAATCCTGAAGATGAGCCTGATCTTTTTAAAAAAATCTTCGAAAAGGAGCAGTCCCATCGAGAAAAATTATCTGGAGCTATTAAGCAAAAGATAAGCTGGAGGGATAAAGCTTCTAAGACTACTAAAAAACCTGAGGCTAAGCCAAAGGAAGGGGAATCCCCAGAAGGAGAACCAGTTGTATTGTCGGAAGAATCAATTGATAAAAAGTTAGACGAACGAGAGGCAAAAAGAGATTTAGAAAATCTTAATTTACCTGAAGACGTTGAAACTGAAATTAAGGATCTTGCGAAAATCAAAGGTATCTCCGTAAGAGAGGCTGCGAAACTTCCATATATCACATCAAGGATAGAAGAAGTTAAAACGGAAGAGCGGATTAAATCTGCTACTCCTAAACGCAAAAGTCGGGGAAATTATGCAAATGTTGCAGATCCTTCGAAGCCACTTGACCCAGAAGATTTTGCTCTTGGTACTGAAGAAGGACAAAAAGCCTGGGCTGAAGCAAAAACTGCGAGGCGCGAATTCGAAAAACAACAATAATTATTTCTCTATAAATCTTCACTCTCTCTTTTCAAATTAATTAGCTATTTACGATAATAAATAGACACAATTTTTAATTGTGTAAAATATACATATATAAAGGAGGTGAATAATTTATTATGGATGATGTAAGAAAAGAATTTTGGGGTGATTTGCAAGTAGACCTGTTCGTTGCGAACAGTGCTGTTTATTTAGCAAACACATCCTTAGAAGATTTAATTCGCACAGACGGAAGAAAAGCTCACAAACCAATTTTGTCACACCCTCAAATCGGAACTTATACACCTCACAGTGATATAGATTTTGAAACGAAGACTTCGACAAAACAAACTTTGGAAGTTGATACTTTCGAGTATGCTGCAGAAGATATTGATATTACTGAAGAAAAACAGACTCCTTATAATTTACTTGAACACTCTTTGAAGTCAATCCGCAAGGGATTGAATAATAGGGTTGAACAAGAATTTTTAGGGAATATTACTGACGCTGATCACGATATCAATGATGGTACAGCTCTTGAGGTCACTTCTGCGAATATCCTTGATATTCTAGAAGAAGCTGAAGGTAAGCTTGGTGCTTTTGATGCTCCTTATGAAACTGCAATGCGCGCAATGGTTCTCGGACCTCGCACAGTTGCTAAGTTAAGAAGGGCAAAATCTGATCGTGAAACTGCACTTGGTGATTCAACTCTTAAAAATGGAGTTATTGGCCCATGGCAAGGGTGGACTGTTGTTCAAAACAACAATTTACCTTGGTCTGCTACGCTTACAATAGCTACGAAGCCTATTGATGGTGACACTGTTGTTATCTCAGGAGTAACTTTTGAGTTTAAAGACACAATTGCTACTGCAGGACAAGTTTATATTGGTGCAAACGTTGCTGCTTCAAGAGCTAATTTAAAATTAGCTGTAGAAGGTGGGACAGTAGGTACTGCTTATATTGCTCTAGGTATAAGGGATCAATTCCTTCTTTACCGAAAACGCAATCTTAGTTTTGATGGATCAGCGCAAGCAATGGGTCTATCTGGATTTGGAGATATTTCTGTTAGTGAAACACTTACTGCTGATGCAGATGTGTGGAGCGCACAGGAATTACAATCAGTCTTTATGATTCGCGGTGCTATTGATATGGTTTTACAGTTTATGGATTTAAAAGTCGCAGACAAAGAAAAAGGTTTCGCTGATTTATCGAAAGGTATAATCGGAGTTGGAACTAATATGTTTGATGATGGAAAAGTCCTTGCTGTTAACTTAACTCAAGACGTATCTAATTTTTAAATAACGGAACTCACTGGATAGTTTCTTACTCAATCCAGTCGTCTGAGAGGGGGTAAACGTAATTACCCCTTCAACTGATGAAAGGAGGTGAAAAAATAAAACAACTATTAACATAACGTTGTATATATTATGTTGAAAAATTTAGAAGTAAAACAATTTTTAGACCGATTGGCAGATGGCATTTATGCTCTAAGAGATTACACAATGCCAGCTTTTCCTACGATTAATTTGCGTACTGCGACTGTAACCGCTAAAACTAGCGATTATACGATTACGCAAGATGATCTTGAAACACCAACTATTTTT